TTTTGGGCACTAATAAATACTAACTAACAACAAGTATTAAATAACAATAAATACTAATTAACAACAAGTCCTACTTCTCTTAATAAATAAAAGAGAGAAATTTCAATTTTAGGACTTTGCAAAAATGGGAAAGGAGTAAATATGATACGTCATTATATAACTCATTATGCAAGTAATGGGAAAGATTACGCTGAAGCATGGATCCAAATCAACATTTTTGGAATGAGCTTTTGTTTATGGAAAAAGCGTACAACCATTGACCAATTGTACGCATTAGATGAAATCAAATAACAAAAAAAGCACCTGACGGCAATCAGGCGCTCAACAAAATTATTCAAGGAAATTATAACATGAACGATTTAATGATGCAACTATTAGACCAGTTCGAGGCTGGTTTGATGGATAGAACGCTCAAAGTTATGACTGTTATCACCGATGAAAAGAAGCACTATCCAATGGAATTGAACAAGTCACAATGTTCTGAAATGTTATTAGGAACTAGGGATACAGCGACATTTGACGAGCGCTTCAACCGACACGCAGACTTTCCACGAATCGAAGGAAAGCGTGAGAAATATCCAAGGGATGCAGTTATTGAATGGTACCACGAAAATTGGAAAAAGACAGCTATTTAACGAAGGAGAAAATATGAAATTACTTACTAAATTAAAACTCGGTATTGAGGGAATCATCCATGAAGTGAGCCTTGACTGGAGAGTAGTCGCGGTAGAGCTTAACGAGGACCTTCTCGAAGAGCGCAAACGTCGCTTTGCTTTCGAGCAAGAAAACTACGATTTGAAGCAACAATTGGCAATTTACAAAGAAAAAGAACAGACGGGAGAACAATATGTTTAAAGCATTAAAAACAATCAAAAAAATCAAACAACTTCAGAAAGAAATGCACGCTTTCAGTCTTGCCTTTCTAGCTCTACAAGATATGGGCTTGATGCCAGAAACTGAAAGAAGTAAGGCAAAAGCTCAAACAATGCACGATGTAAGCCATGTTCTCAAGGACGTCTTGGACGGCAAGTCGGTAGATGAAGCGATAAAGCGTCTAAATAGCGAAGTGAAAATTGAAGAGGTGGAGCAGGAAGATGACCAGAATTGAACTTGAGAACCGTGTATGGCTTTTGGCCAGCCATGAAGAAAAAAATGAATTACTGGATCTCGGTTTGACATCCAAAGCTAGATATGTGAAGCGAGTTCTGGAACTTGGAAAGGTGTACGCTTATGTTTCATTACGATAGAGATATGATGCAACCGCCTGAAGAGCGAGAAGAACTCGACCAAAGCCAGTTCGTATATATTGGATGCGGTCAGTATCGCTATGTGGGTGATGAAGTATGATTGAAGAATTACACGCAGAAATCGACAAATGGCGTTCTGACTATATCCATCTTGGTCAAGAGCTAGGAGAAATCATCGACAAGCAACAAGATATTATTTTGAAATTGCAAACCAAAAACAGACGCTTAAAGCGTGAAAATTGGAATTTTAAGAAAACGAAAGGAAGAAAGAAATGAGTTACGAACAGATATCAGAGTCAACGTATTATCAAAACATGAGCTATTGGAACCAAGTTGCACAAAATTATAGATCTCTCGGAGGTCTAGGTATTTGCGACGACGAGACAGGCGAAGAACTATATACAATCTAAGGAGAAAGACAAAATGACAAACGAACTAACACAGAAGCAAGTTACATCAAATGTTGCAACACGGATCGAAGCGATGAAGGGAGAAGGGCTCCTGATTGCACCGAATTATAGCGTTAGCAATGCGCTGAGTTCGGCATATTATGCTCTAAAAAACTCCAACAGTGGAAATTTGCTCCAACAATGCACTCAAGACAGCGTTTATAACGCATTATTAGAAATGGTAACCCAAGGACTAAGCCCGGCTAAAAAGCAATGTTACTTTATCAAATATGGCTCTGACGTCCAATTGAGAATGTCTTATTTTGGGACCATTAAAGTTACTAAAGATTTGCAAGAGGTGAAAGACGTTACTGCTAATGTTGTCTACGAAGGGGATACGCTAGAGGTATCAGTTGAAAACGGGCGTAAGAAGTTAGTCAAACATGAGACAGATTGGCAGAACGCAGATAATCCAATAATTGCTGCTTATTGCATCATCACTCGAACTGATGGAGAAGAGTTCTTTGAAGTCATGACTAAAAAACAAATTGACAAGTCATGGTCTAAGGCGAAAACGAAAAATGTCCAAATCGACTTCCCTGACCAGATGGCCATGCGTACGGTTATCAACCGAGCTGCCAAAATGTTTATCAACACAAGCAATGACAGCGACTTGTTCGCTGGAGCAATCAATAACACAATTGCTGACGAGTACGACAATGATCGTCAAATGAAAGAAGCTGAACCAGTGAGAGAAGAGGCTGAAACATTAGATAGTATCCTTGGAGCTTCTGAAGAAGTGACTGAAGAACCAAAAAAAGAGGTTATCAACCAGGAGTTGACAACCACAGATACAAAATACCCAGCAGATGAGATCCCAAATTTTGACCAAGAAACGGGCGAAGTAATCGACCAAGAGCCAGAAACCGGCCAAATGGACATGCTAGAAGGGGAGGATTTCTAGAATGACTGAAGAATTGAAAGATGTAACAGATAGCCTAGAACTCGTTCCAGTGACGGATTTAGAAGTCGGATTTGTCCTGAAAGCGGCTGAAATCGAAATCCAAGGAAAAGAGGTTTTGGAACAAGCTTTAGCAGCATATCAAAAGAAATACGCTGGCTATATCGTGACAGAAGAAACTTTGTCAGATGACACCAAGGTTAAAGACGAATTGGGACGAGTGCAACGTCAGATTGAGCAAGAACTCAAAAACCAACTAAAAGACTACTCTAATCCGTTGGACGAAGTGAAAGC